CTCTCGCTAATTGATAATGTGTGACTATTAGTGCTACTATCTGTTAAATCATCAAATTTATAGTAAGCAACTACGCTGGAAGATACGTTATAATTCCCGCTGTTAGCTAAGGGGTTTATAAGGTCTCCACTATTTGTGTAAGCTAACGCTTGAGCATCAGTCATAGCAGAACCTAACTTCCATATAACAACATCATCTATCTCGCCAGTCATGTAAATATCTGTATCATTAGCGTGTAAGGCTTTACCTTTTCCTATGTAGAGTTTACTTGTTGTGTTTTCATCCGCTACCCAACCTAATCCAGTTCCACCACTTGCTGTATGCGCTACTCCATCCACCACAATCCCGTTATAGTCTGTTCTGAACAAAAAATGATGCCAAGCACCATCAGTCACAATTCCTCCAGTAGCAATGGTATCTCCTGATATATGACCCGCAGAAGCGCCCCAATATTGAAACG